CTCTCGGCAAAATCTAATGCAACATTCTCTATTTCATCTACTTGCTTTGCAAAAACCTTATCATCGTTATAATAATTATAAAATGTTGTACGCCCTATACCGACTTGTTTACAGGCGGTTGTTACAACTCCTAAGGATTTTTCTAATGCTTCAATTAACCCTTTTTTTATGTGTTCACTTTTGTTCATTTTCAATGCTTTCTTTATAGTCTTTTGCTTCTTTTTTTCTTTTCCTTAATGTGTCTAAATGATTTTCATCAAGTCTGTTTATTTCTCTTTGCATTTTTTTTGATCGTATTCTTTCTATCTCCTCATCAACAGTCATACACTGCCACATTCTTTCAAGCGAATAATAAACAACACTATATCTGTAACTTTCTTTATGTGTATATTCAATTGGGCTTACTCCGTGCAAAATATCTTGTCCATCAAATATTGTTAATGAATTATCTGCGACCTCTAATGATATATCAATCTCCGGAATAACAAGATGACCGCCAAGCACATCTCCTTTAAACACTATCATATTACTAAAAACATTTTTAAAATTGCCACTATCATAATGATATTTTAGTTGGTTATTTTTATTTACTATACCGCTTGTAAATACACTTCCATTTATTACCCATTGTTCTTTTACTTTTTCTTTTACTTTACTTTTGTGATCAGTATATACTTCTGGAAAATGTTCTTCGTAAAATTTTGATATTTCTTTTGCATATCTACTAATAACATAATGTTGTTTAGGGTGTGTTGATCCCATTGCACTTGCGGTACAATAATCTCTCCTGTTTTCTTGTCTTGGGTTATATCCAAATACTGCGCTAGTGTGCTTTAATCCGTGAGTTCTTTTACCCTCTATGTAATTTATATTTTTTACAGCCCATCGTACATCAGTTGGCTTTTTTTTTAATATTGTATATAATAATATAGGTTTGTTATCGTGATATATAATTACATCTTCATTAATATGCCTTGATACATCACTTAATTGGGCTGTTCTTCTAAAGTAATCTTTTTTGTCTATTGGCTTTCTTTGTACGTCAATTCTTTTCATCGCATATCTTTTAATCTTAACTCTGCATTTCCTGTTGTTTTTCTTATATACATTTTGCAAAATTGCGGAAACATACTTTGTATTTGGTATATAGAATTATAAACATATTCAGGTGTTCTAATTGTTTGCAAACCTCCAGCTTCTTTATAATAGTTTGACTTTACAGTTAAATAATCTAATCTAATTAACATTTTATTTTTTATGTATTGTCTTATGCTATATTCATAATCCTCGCCGTGATTGGTTACCCTTTCTAAAAAAGGATCGTGTTCCACAACCACTCCAAACATACTTGCAATTATATAACAGAGTTTTGTGTATATTCTGTTTTTCATAAAGTATGGATTACCTGCAGCATAAATTCCAAATGTTTTAGCCTTTGTTTTTGCACAACATTCAAACCCCTTATATATAACATCTTTTTCTAAATCATTTACTTCAATAAGTTTTGCAGTTTTTTTTCGCATCACCGCATCAATATCATCATCAAACATCATTAAATTAGTACCCTCTGCATAGTATTTTTCTATAAAGTTTCTTTGCTTTCCAATTGTTGGTACACCTACAACTATTTGATATTCAGCAGCTAAGCTATCTTTATATATTTTTTCTTCCTCTTTATTTGCTACAAATACAGTTATCTTATTTTTATCAATGTTATATTTAGATAACAATTTTAAAGTTTTATTTTTTATCGTTTGCGGTCTTTTGTATGATGGTATAGCAATTTTATAATCCATACTTATCAATCAAAAATTTAAATACCTGTGTGTTGTCCTCAAGGTTTTCTTTATCTCTTATAGTTTGTAAATCTTCAATTGCTTTTTCATAATCTTCGGCATTAAAATATAAAGTTATCTGTTTTATTTTTGCATTTATATATGTATCAAGTTCGTGATCAAATATATCTTTGTCAATCTCCGGCTCTTTATCTTCATCAAAATATATTTTAGGTAAATCTAAGCCCCAGTCTGATAGTTCTTTAATCTCCCATTCATTAGCTAATATGTCCCAATCCCATTCACCAAAGCTACTATTATCTTTTATAATAAATTCTTCTTGTTGTTTTGGTGTTAAATTTTTTGCTTGTACGATAAAAACTTCATTCAGACCTGCTTCGACAGCAGCTTTGTATCTCATATTGCCACCAAGTATAACATTCTGATCGTTTACTATTATTGGTCTTAGCTCCATCATTTTTGGAAAATCTTTAATACTCTTAACAAGCTTTTCAAATTTATAACCTTTAATAACTCGTGGGTTTTTTTTGTTCTCTTGTATTTTAGATATGTGAATTTTTTTTACCATTACTTAAATGTTTTGTGTGTTTTTAAATTTTTATTTGTTTTATTAAGCCAACTTCCTGCTCT